TCATAGCCTCATAATGAGGTTCAAGTTGCTCCCTGGAATCGTGGTTCCCACGCCGTCAACGTCCATCGTCAACTTGTCCCCGGCACGAAGAGCCGGCAGCCCAAAGCCGCCAACCACCGCCGAAACCGTTTCGCCTGCGCTGAACTGCACGGTGGCGTAGGGTGCTCCGTTAACGTTGAGCTGCAGAATGATGGCCGCCCCCGTCGACGCGGTACCCACGATCCCGTAGATGTCCCGCACCGACCGGTCCGCATCCACGATCACCGCCGGAGCCGCCCACGTCTGCAAGGCCAAATATCCGCTGATTTGAAATGAGTATTGGCCGCCCGCCATCGTTCGTAGCCCATTGTCGATTGTTCCTGTGTAAGGGTTCGCCGTAACGGCTCCCGAGCCCAATGAATTAGTCATGTAGAGCTCGACGCTTGCGAGACGAACGTTAGGCAACGCTACGGTCGACTGCCAGTCTCCGCTTGCGGGACTGCCGAAGAAGCTTTTAATGAATGGAACGATCGCAACAGTTTCGCCCAGCGTATATGCGTTGGTGGGCACGGTTGTGTGAGCCGCTGCCGTAGTGTTATGAAGACCGCGTATGACTGCCTGGGTGCCATCGGTATTCAATCCCGTCACCTGTACGATTTCCTGGTCAATTTGCACAAGGGCCCCTGGTGTAAAGACGCTGGTGAAGGCGATGCTGGAATCCGTAACCCCGATCGGCGCGGTCAGTGTCAGCGGTGTTGCACCGTTCACTTCATCGTAGAAATGAAATTTGTATGTCCCGGCGACAATACTAATCGTATTAACAAGCTCTGCGAATGCAACCGCCCCTAACTCCAGTACTCCGCCCTGGGTCGGGGACACGACGAGCCCGAATGCGGGAGCGGGTGGAACATCCGAATCCGCGGCGATCCCGCCCGATTGCCCCAGCACCCAGCGGGTGAGCGGCGAAAGGTCGTAAGCCGCTTGTTCATCAGCGGCATTTGCGGCGCGGGCGGAAACCTGTACCCCCGCGCCAATGCGCTCTGGAACACTAATCGTGATTGGGCTGGTGCTTCCGCTCGCACCTGTCCGCCAGGAACCCTCGGCAATCGTAAAGAAACTCGTCGCATCCGGCTCGGTCAACCAGGGCTCCGTGACAGTCAGCGTGGTCGCGGTATTGCCCGCGATCGTCCGTTCCTGGCCGGCACCGGTGCCGCGGGTTAAGCGGACGACCGCCGACTCATACTTGTTCACAATCAACACCAGAGCCAGATTCCCCACGGTGGTCGTCGAGTGAAGCGCAACCGGTGTCTCAGGCAACAACTCCCAACGCCAGTTGATATCTACGTGGTCGAACTGAGGGTCTGGCGGCAACACCATCAGCGGAGGTAATCCTGTGTCGAAAAAGGAAGATGCCAAAGCCTGGGTCGACGCGATTCGAAACAGCAACTCCGGAATCGTGCCACGATACACGTTAAAGCTCGCCGCCCCCACCGGCGTTTGAATGCCGTCCACCACAACCGAGTTGGTATTGACACCGGCAGTCGTGTTGGCCTGCGCGATAAAAGAGAGTAAGCTCTCGCCGCCACCGCTGTCCACGGTGCTAACGGCGTAGTAATAAACCACGCCGCCAGTCAGCGTGCCCCCTGTCGTGCTCACCACTGGCGCGAGCCCTATCAAAGGAGCCGCGAGTGTTCCAATCCGTCCGGAAGGATTAGTGAAAGAAACGCTCAGTTCCACCGTTGCCGAACCGTCGCTGGCTATCGCCTCAGCTTCGGTAATTCCCAGTTGCAGATTTCCATATGCGTCCAGAACGGTGCCGATCACCGGCGCGGGCAGCCCCGATCCCTGTCCGGATTGTCTGCCTAAACCACCCGTAATTCCCGTCGCGGTGTCTGAATACCAATCATCATCGTGAAACTGGGCGGTGATTACGGCGGTGCGAAAGCTGTTCCCTGGCGTAATCTTCGTGATCCTGAAAGGAGTCCGCTCCAGATTCTCTTTCAGGTAGGAGATCGTGATCAGATCCCCTGGCAATAGTCCCAGCGCCTTGACGCTGGTTTGAAACTCGATGAATAAGTTCCCCGAAAGAGACCGGTTCAAACCCAGAGCCAACATACGCGAAGCCTGGTTGAATGTGGATATTCCCACGGCATCCCATATCGCAGCGACCTCTTGTCCGCACAGGTCCGAGTCGTCCTCATCGGCCAGCGACAAGCTGTCCTGCTGATACTGGTTGTAGCTGTCCTGAAACTCGATTGAGAGCCGGTTCGGCGTGTCCTGCGCGCCCAGTTTTGACAGCTTTACGCTTGAAGTTCCGTCAGAATTGCGCGCGATCGAAGTGGCGTCGAATTCATACGCGGGCCATCCCCCATTGAACTGATTCCCCGAATTACTTCCGGGCGGCAGAACCGGCTGCTGCAGGGCAAACGTATTCTCGACTCTAGCCTCCAGCAAGCCGGCCGTATTCAGAACGAGATATAACCTCGATCCATTCCGGATCGAACGAATGATTGTACCTGCGCTCTGACTAACGTTCAACGCGAAGTTGCATTGGAACCTGGGCAATTGAACCGAGCCGCCGACCGGATCGTCGACAGAAATCAACGCGTCTCCATAGGCCGCGGCCGTCGCGAAGCTTGCCGTGTTAATTTCCTCCAGAGTGTAGCCGGAGCGCATCAGGATATCGAGCAGGACCCAGGCCGGATTACTCGAAAACAGGACTCCAAGGAAGCTTCCACCCGTGTCGTATTGCCACAGTTTCAAGCCCTGCATCAGAACCTGCACGGTGGGGATGCTGGTTCCATTGTTGATAACATTTGGAACGACCACTGACAGATAGGCCATGCTGCCATACGGGTCGCCGAGAAGCACGCCATTGCCATCCGTGAAATTGCCATCCTGCTGGCCGTTTCGCGCGCCCGCGCTCACGATGTTGTACCACCCGCTCGATGTCATGTTCTGACCGTTTACACCCTGCGGGATCTGGATATCATTGACGAGGACGCTCAGTACGCCTTCAATTTCGCCCATCCCCAGCAAGACTTCCATGCGAGTAAGGTTCCCGTCATTCCGGGAGAACACTACGTCCGGCATGGTCCATTGCGTTCCATAGACCAGCGGAACAAAGTCGTTGTAGGCTGCGGTGTTGTCCTGCACTGCCGAGAGTTGCGAATTCTTTTGCCCCGCGCCGCGCACTAGAATTGTTGGCGGCAGATACTCGATTCCACCGAATCGGCCGGTAGTCCGGCCGGTGGTATCGATGCTGAACATTCCGCGCTGTTCGCAGTCCGTTCGCGCATAAGAGCAAGTGGCGAAAGGCACATTGCCGTTAAGATTTCCCACTCCGTTCGCCTGGTCGGGTGAGTACCCGCATCTGTAAAAGGGCGAGTACTGCCCGCGTGAGACGCCGCCATCCACCGCTTCCAGTCGCTGCGCGGCAGTCGTTGGAAACCGCCACGGGCACATGCGCTCCACACGCACATTGGGAACCACTGTCCGCTGCATCGAAATCCGGTTCATCGCGCTTAACCGGAAGGTGTTCTCGCTGATTGTGTCCGGCGCATTCATCAGACCGCGGAACACGATAGTTGCATCGCTTGTCGCAGCACCGGCCACGAGATCGAAGAAGACCGATTGCACTATGAGTTGAGAGCCTTTGAAACCGGTCTGCTGCTCGATTTCCGAGAGCTCCGAATCCGCATTGGCCAGTTCGAAGGTAAGCTTCGGAGCGCCCCCAACCTGCGTGTCCGAAGCCATTTGGGCTTCAAACAGATTGTGGCGTAAAACGCGTGCTTCGTACGTCGTTCCGTTCCATATGATCGTGCGATTGCACCAGTGCCGGATTGTGCCATCGGCCAGCGTGCAGTCGAAAAAGAAGAGCGGGGTGTCGGCGTTGAGCTGTTCCTTGGCTGTGAGTGCGCTTTGCATTTTGGTCTTTTTAAACCCTTGATATCAAACTGATCTCGCAAGACGAGAGACCTAAGCTGGTACTCGTGATTTTGAGTTCGTCGTTTTCGAAATACGTTTCCTCGTAAATCCCGATCGCCGCACTGGTTTGTTTGTAGGCAGACGGATAAGGTTGCGCTTCCGCCTGCATTCCCCACACGTTGATCGCCTGCCCGGCTGACATGACAATCGAAAAGGTCGATTGCGCAGCCCCACTGACGCCCGGGCCACTCACGAACACGCGTTTCCACGCCGGGCCCACCGCTACCGTCACGTTTGTTCCGTCGCGCTGCAAAATGACCTCGCCCGCTGCGTTGCTCCATAAATAAGCGCTGAAACACGCGACATAACCTCCGGAAACGCCCAGCGTCTGTTGCAGAGCCTGGGTCCCCGCACTCGCATTCGAGACCGTTGACGCCCTTTGCGTTCCCAGCGGATCGCTTTGACCAGCCGTCTGCTGCAGCAGCCCCAGTTGCCAGTTTGATTGCGTAAGATCTTCGCTCCACCCGAGAAGATTAGCCAGCGGGTCGATAAAAGTGAACGCCCCGAATCCTCCCTGCGAAGACGTAAAGAGATTGCTGAGAGTGCCTGTTTCCGTATCGGTCAAATCCTGATAGGACAACTTCCATTCGATTTGACCCGCGGCTGCATCGGGTAGCGTGATAAGTTCGCCACTTTCGAGATCGTTTGTGATCGCGCGCCACATTCGCGAACGGGTCAACGGAAACTGTGCGATCGCTCCACTGCCAATCTGCGGATACCAGCTCATGCGATCTCCTCGATCACGACGGTCGTCTGCCCGTTCATTTCGTTTTTCATGGAAGCGCCAAACTTTTCGCCGGAAATCATGCAGGTGGAAGCAATCTCGCCCGTCGCCGGATCGGTAAACGCGAATACAGCACTGCCCTGCTGCTCGATAAACGAAATCACAGCTCCCAGCTCCTGCTCATCGAGCAGGTCAAGTTTCAGCGTCCAACGCCGCAATCCGGTCCCGTACAACCGGAATTTCTGCTGGCTGCCGTCCATGAACCGCACAGCCTGCGTGGCAAAGCGCACGCCGTAGCCGAGCGGATACTGCGCGGCTGCACCGGTCTTCAACGTGGGGAAGTTCACAGGCTTGCCACCACGCCATTAATCGGATGCATGTTCAGCATCGCTTCCCGCACCGCGTTCGCTATATCCGTGCTGTGATCCATAAACGACTTGCTGTCCATGGCATTCACATTCACCGTGATCTGCGGCGCCGGTGCCGCCTGGCTGTTGCTGGTTGCGGTTGGCGCCGGGGCAGTCGCTCCGGTTCCGGTCCCGGCGGCATTCGGGGCCACCGAATTCTGAGTGACCGCATTCGGGGTAGCCGCGTTCGGGGTAGCCGCGTTCGGAGCCGCCGAGTTAAGAGTCGCGTTGATTGCCACCGGCGAAGGCGGAATGTAGGTCGGAAGCGGGGCCGGCTTTGAGCTTCCGCCGAACAAACTCGTGATCCCCGAGATTATCGGGGAGAGCAATCCGAGCCCCCCGAAGAGACTGGAAGCCGCGCCCACCGCCGCGCTCGCGACGGAGCCCTTACCCTGGGCCGACGTGTTGCCCTGTATCGCCTGTGTATTCGCCGAGATCAGCGAGGCCTGCTGCTGATAAGCCGATTGCAACTGGGCAATCTGCTGCCCCGCCTGTGACAACGATGTCGCCAGGTCGCCATTATTACTCGACACGCCGACCGCGATCGTCGGTGGATTTGGAATTCCTTTTCGCCCTTTCGGCTTGATCGCCTGAAAGGTCTCCTCAATGCTGCGCTTTGCCATCCAGTTCCTCACGTTCCATCTGGTCCCGCAGAATCAGAAATGCGTCCACCTTGCGCGCCTCCATTTCCGGGAAATCCTGCTGGATCCCGAGCCGGCGGCGCACAAAGAACTCCTCAACAAACGCAAGACTTTCGCCCGTCACCAGTGATTTAGGGCACTCTTCAGATTCCGTCTGCTTCCGTCCCCAGACGATGCGCTGCTCGCCGCGCTGGTCCTCCGGCAGGAATCCGCAGCGGCGTTTCGTCTCCAGGCCGTGTTGTCTGCAGCTCTCGCAATTCCACCCGGCCCGGTTCGAGAACTGGAAGTGGAACGCGATTATCAGTTTTTTCTTTCGTTCTCGTCCAGTCCGCACTCGCTTTTAACGGCCGTCAGCGCCTCAAGAAACAACTCCTCCGGGCCGCGTTCTATTAGTGCGTCAATGGTGGCGGGGAAGCCATCCAGTTCCAATCCACGGATCTCCTCGACACCCCACCGCAGGTAAAGCCGGTCAATCTCAGCCCCGAGGAGACTGGCCTCCATGCCATTCTTCGCGTCGCGCCCCGCTTCGAAATACTCCAGGCGGGCGGCCAGATCACGAACCCTCCGCATCAGCTCGATTCGTCGTCCGAAGGTCATCCGCGCAATTACGAATTCAACGCCCGGACGTGTTTCCGATGCCACCACTTTCCTGCTGGTCCAGGATGCAATCGTCGGCTCATTCATCATGTTCGTCATCCGAACGCCACCACGATCTCGTTCTCTGCCGTCCCCTGCGCCCGCATGTCGGTAAACTTCCACTGAAGGCGTTTGTCGGAGTCATCAAACTGCGGCACGCCCGGTACGAGGCTCTGAAGATAAATACCCATAAGTTGACCGGGTATCTGCCCCAACTGGAACATCACGCCGACTGGTGCCTGCTGTCTCGCCGCCTGATAAAGCGCCGTAGTCGCCTGATCGTCCTGGCCAAACAAACTCATAGTCATCGATACCGTTCGGGTTCCTGGCACGATCTCCAGCGGCAGGGTCGTTCCAAACTCCTTCGATCTCGTATCCAGATCGTTTTGAATCTCGATCGATGCGTCGGACACGCTGAAGAACTGGTTAGGCGAAACGCCCAGCCAAACCTGCCCCAGATTGCCAGGCACCGGGGAATAAGCGAAGCCATTCAGCGCCGGCTCCGTGGGGAAGGTTGTTGCGCCACCCTGCCCGGCAGCGAATGAAGAGCTGTCGACCACGTCCTGGGCGACTCCTTTGAACTCCAACTGGTGAAAGTCGCCGTTCAACTTCACCGTCATTCGGTCTACACCGGCACCGCAAAAAACTCTCTGTACCGCCGTCACCGGATCCCAGTAATCAAACAGACTGACACTCGGCAATTGTTCGGCGAGACTGTAGGTTGCTGTCGCGCCGATCACCCCACCCAGCACAGGGGCCACGGAAAAAGGCGCGTTCAAAACAATGATCGTGGCGTTGGTAACAGAAGCCACGAATCGAATCTCTCCGCCTGAGGTAATCGCCTGGCCCGGCGTCAACCCGTGAGCGGCGGCGAATATGATATTCGACGTGGTGCTTCCGCTACCGGCGGCGTTTCCGGGCCAAAGCGCGCCCGGAGCTCCCATAGCCGCTTCCACCAGCGGTCCGTGCGAAGGCAGTGTCGTCGGATCCGGCCAATCTCTCATGTAAGACGTCATGTCAAAGGTGGTCTGCTTCCGCATCCCCACTGGCAGTCCGGCCCACGTGCGGCTCCCGGTCTTGTCCTTGCGCTGGCTCTTCTCGAGTTGCTGTTGCGCTGTCAGCTTGACGGCCGGAATCCGGTTAACGGAGGTGATGGCAGGTATCTGACCATAAGCACTCTCCCGCCCGATATACCAGCGGTTTGCGTTCGATGAAATGTATGCCATTTTTATTTACTGACCTCCACGTTGAATCCCACTTTTGCTCGTTGCAGAAAATTCTTGCCACCGCGCCCGACCGGCTCGTAAGACACTTCATAGCCGCCTGAATAAAACGCCCCGGATCCCCAATCGCCGCGTGAATCGTCGAGCATCGCGCAAACGGCATCCACGAACATCTGCACGCTCGCTTCAATCCCGTCCAGCGTGTCCTGCGAATGCCGCACCTCCACAACCATGTGCGCTTTTCCAGAAAACTGCCTGAACTTCTCCACCAGCGTGTTCGCTAACTTGTCGCAATAGACCAACAGTGCCGGGTATTGCACATACCCCGTCTTTTCGCTGATGTCCACGCTCGCGTTAAGCGCCACAATCGTGCGTATCCCGGTTGCCTGGAGACTGGAATCGTCTTGTTCGATAGCTCCAACCCGGACACTCACACCGTCGGTCGTCGATGCCAGCATCGAAACGACGGTATCTGTCAGCATCCCGCTAAGTCCCGCCATGTCGTTAACCCCTTAATTGCTAACCTCTCAACAATGTCCGCGCAAGCGGCCGCACGAAATCCGGTGTTTGACCTTCGCCCGGCAGCGGGCCTTGCGTAATTTCCCCCGGTATGTACGTGTAAGTCAGGCTGGCCGGCAGCTCGACATCGTTTTGCAGAAACATCGAATGGAGTGCGGGCCCCGCATACACCCGAAATCCCGCCGCGTTAGCGGGTGCATTCACCGCCCCGACCGTCATCAGATTTCCATCCGGTATCGTGACCGATGAAGCAACGGACGCCGCGCTCTCCTGGCCCCCCGCATTCACCCAGGCCACGCTGGCGTAGAACACCCCGCCTTCCTGAGGCCCAGCTACGGACGAAAGAGCAGGCGGCCGCGGCCGTCTTATCGGATCGCTCACCAGTCCCAGCCCGGATGCGACAAAACTGTCGCTGGCCCCACG